TCAAAGCGCTGAAGTTGGAGCGGGCAACGTAATTTCGCCGGAAGAGAACTTCACCGCCCGACCGGAAATCAACACCCGCTTGCCCTGCAATTCGCACAGCAACGTCCCGCCGCGCCGCGACACCTGCCGCGCGAGAAAGCGCGACTTGCGCAAACGCTGCGCCCAATAGGGCGTCAGCGCGCAATGCGCCGAGCCGGTCACCGGGTCTTCTGGAATGCCATATTTCGGCGCGAAAAAACGGCTGACGAAATCGTACTCGCCGTCTCCCGGCGCGGTCGCCACCACACCCCGCAAACCCAATGCCCGCATCCGGGCGAAATCCGGCCGCAAGGCACGCACATGCTCGGCATGCTCGTACACCGCGATGAAATCGTCCGCCTGCCACACCTCGGCGGGATCGCGCCCCAGCGCAGGCCCCAGCAAAGGCGGCGGCGCACAGCGCACCGGCTCGACAGCGGGGAAATCCATCACCAACGTCCCCTCCGCCCCCTGGCTTACCGTCAACGCCCCGCTGTGCGACTGAAACACGATCTCCGGCAACGCATACCCCTGCTCTGCGAAAATCACATGCGCCGCAGCCAGCGTGGCATGCCCGCACAAATCCACCTCGGCCACCGGCGTAAACCAGCGGATATGAAACCCATCCTCCGTCGGCACGAAAAATGCCGTCTCCGACAGATTGTTCTCCATCGCAATCGACTGCAACAACCCATCTTCCAGCCACGCATCCAACGGACACACCGCTGCCGGATTGCCCTCGAACACCCGCTCGGCGAACGCATCGACCTGATATTGCTTGAGTTTCACAGCAGCCTCCCTCGGTGGTGGAACGGGAAGGCAATGTAGCACAACGTCCTATCGATGTTGAGTGTAATCAACAATTATTCGGTTTTTTGCTCCAGCAGCCGATTCTTTTCGGCGCTGCCCGCGCTGCTGCCGAAGTAGTAGCCGAGAACGAGGCCGAGCGCCATGTCGAGGGTGCCCATCGAGCGCAGGACGATTTCGCGCATTTCTTGCGGGACAACGTGGGCGAGGATGTACCACTGTACCGCCAGATAGCCGAGCACGACGACGGCGGCGAGGATGCGCGGCGTCCAGCTGTCGCCGGTTTTGATTTCGCGGTCGCGGGCGCTGGCGCGGTCTTCGGCAGCGATGCGTTCGAGGTCGATGCCGAGCGCGGCCATGTCTTTGCGGAATTGCTGGTCGGCTTGTTTCAGCGCCAGCAGGTCTTGCGGACTGGCGTTAGCGACGGCGGCGGCCACTTGCGGCTCGGCGGCGTCTTGCAGGCCGAATGCCTGCCCCACGGCACGGATTGCCACGCCCGCCAGCCCAAGCTCTGGAGCAAGGGCGGTGGCAATGCCGGGGGCAATGGTCGCGACGGCTTTTTTCCAATCGAAATTTTCCATTTCATTTCCTTTCTATCGCGCCTGAATTGCGCGCCTATTCAGCTTAAAAACTGCGGAAAGCCTGATACAGCGTGCCGATGACGGCAACCACGCAGGCCAGTGCGCCCAGCGGCAAGCCCAGCAAATAGATGCGACTGCGCCCGCTGGCATTGTAGGCGGCCAACAAGCCGACCGCCTGCGCGATCAGGCCGAGCAGAAATAATGCACCCCATGCGTAAGCATTCATGTTCGCCTCCTTATGCAATCGCCGCGCCGTTTTTCAGTTGCGCCAGCGTCAGCCCGCCGGTGTACTGAAAATGTGCGGTTTCTTTCAGCTTGCCGCTCCAGCGCCCGGCCCATTCCAGCCCGCAGCTTTCGCCGATCTCGCCGACTTTGCGCCATAGCTCGCCGTCGATGCCGGAGGTGCCCCAGACCGGCTTGCCGTGGCGCAGCGGCACCACATCTGCTGCGCAGCGCCAGTTGTGCCAGCTTTCGCCGGCACGGGCATTGGTGACAATCAGCCCTTTGGCGGTGCGGCCTTGCGCATACAGCGCATCTTGCGCGGCAGCATCGCGGTAGGTGCTGGTCACCAGCAGATCGATCCCCTCGGCCTTGCAGGCCGCCAGAAACGCCTCCACCCGCCGCTTGGCGGGCGGGCACAGCTCATTCAAATCGCGGCTGTTGATCATTTCAGCACCAGCACCAGCAATGCACCGACCACTGCGGTCACCACATGGGTGGCGGCCTTGAACACCATGCCGGAGGCCATGCTGTGTACCGGGGCATGGCGTTCCAGTGCTTCCAGCCGCTCGCCCAGCTTGTCGGCATGTTTTTCCACCTGCTCGATGTCTTCTTTCAGACGCGCTTCCAGCGCCTCGATCGCCTTGAACGCGCGCCCCAACCCTTCGGCAGTGGCGATGTGGCGCTCTTCCAGACGCGCCAGCCGTTCGATGGCAGAGGCGAGGTTGCGCAGCACGCCTTCCATGCCTTCCATGCGGTGCGCGAGCGTATCCATCCGCGAACTTAAATGTTCCATCTCGTCCACACTCGCCTCTTAGGGTTTCGGATACTTGGCCTTCACCGCCTGACATGTAGCGATGTACGCCGCCTCTTGCGCCTCGCCGGAGGCGCGCTCGGCAGGGTCAGCCGAAGCTTTCTTCACCAGCGCGTCGGCCAGATCGGACAGTGGCGGATATTCGGCTGCGCGCTGAATACGATAGGCCACGGCATCCTGCTCGGCCTGCCATTCGGCGGTGGCAGCTTCGATCGCAGCCCGGTCGGGGGCTGGCTCGCTCGGGTGCAGCCAGAGCAATTGCACGCCTTTACCATCGTGCAGATCGATCATGTGATAATCGACATCCGCTTTAAATTGCGGGAAAGCGCGCGCCATCCCATAAGTATTGATATTTGCCATGTCTGCTCCTTAACCCATATAAACCAGTTCTAATTGGCAACCGCCGATTCCCCATCCACTACCCCAAAAATCGGCGTTCATCGCCACGTTCGGATTGCCCCACAGCGCGACGGTCGTACCCGCCGGCAGATACCGCGTCGTCTGCCCGGAAACGGTAATTTTCAAAGTAGCAACTGCGGCCCACGAATAGCCGCTGCCCAAATAATGGGCAACCGCACCGTTGATTGCGATGGCCGCATTAAAAGCGTTGTACGCGGCAGTCGGGTTCACTGCCGTTAGCACAGCCGAAATCTCGTACTGCCCGCTTTGCAAAACAGTGAACAAGCCCGTTGCGATGTTGTGCGACACAAATGCGCTGCCATTGGTATTCACCATGGCGGAATTCAGAATAATCTGGCTCCAGGCCCCGGCCGTCATGGTTTGCACTGCCGTCGCCCGCACCGCCGAATACGTACCGCGTTTCGGCGCAGTCCCCTGCGTATCGGAAATAAATTCGCAGTTCGCGCCATTGCAATACAGCATGGAGATTTCGCCTTGCGCGATGACTTGGCCGGTACCCGCTGCAGTTTTCACCGTCAGGGTAAAGGCGCCGGTCGTCAGATTTTCCACGGCGAACACCGGCATATTGTTCGGCACGATCACGATCATGTTCGAGGTCAGCGTGCCGTTGAATTCGAACGACGCCGCCAGCCCTTCCGCCTCGGTCAGGGTATAGCTGCCGCCGGTAACGGTTTTCACTACGTTCGCGCCGACGCCGGTCAGCAATTCCAGCGGGATCCACGCGGTATTGCTGGAATCGCGCTGTTTCAGCACCCCGTTGGTGGTATCCGCCCACAACTGAAACGCGCTGGGCGTGCCGGGCGCAGTGGGCCCGGAAAAACAAGTTTTCAGCGTATCCAGCGCACCGTTCATGGCGCTTAATACCTGCGCACCGGTGCCGTCGCCGATGACGAGCGAGTTTTGCGACATAAGTCTCTCCTGAAATAAAAAAACCGCCCACGGGCGGTATTGATTTGACTACTCCATAAAACAACAATGCCCGCAAAAGCGGGCATTGACTCAATTAGTGCAACTTACTCTAAGTAAAACGTATTTTCTCTTGAGGAATTAGACGCTCCATTTCACGACTCGGCGTCACCAACAACTCACTAATAACTTGCGTAATCCTTTTCATAAAATACAGCACAACAACTATTGGAACAATATAAATTAACCAACCGCCTGTATTTACCCAAAATGCCTTAACTACCACATCGTTAGTTTTTTCGAATACACATTTAATCGTTTCGTTTTTAGCCGTTTGCACAGCCTTCAAGTGCCCATCCATAACTGTCCGCAACTTCTGATTCACTTGATATTCACGATTTAATTTTACCGCCAGGATGACCGTCAAACTCGGCAATCGATTAATAAAGTTATTTACACCTTCATGCACGAAATAGAATGCATCCTCATCCTTGAGAGATATTCCCTCTATTTTTGCCTTCCGCAATTCATCTCTTAACGCAAATAATCGATTTCTCAGGCCAAGACGAAGTGTAGGCGCAATTATCGCCTCATACATAAAATGCCACACAGCCAACAACGACAAGCCAATTATTAAATTACTCAATTTTGATTCTCACTTGATTTAAATGGCTCTTCCACATGCTTATTTTGCAATCCAGACTTTTCTCGACCGACCCGCCTCATTTCCTCGCTGAATGCTTTTCTTAGATGTTTGACGTGAATATACCAGAAAAACAAACACAATAAAAAAAGGACATAACCCGTCGTTTGCCATTTCTTTAAGGTATCCAATAAATCAAACACCAACGTAGAAATATCTGACTCTGGCATTCTCCAAAGCAACGTCAGCACAATAGCGATCACACCCAATGCTGGCAACTGCCCTCGATTGATTGCCGTCACCAATACATCACGTACTGCCTGTGACATTCCTACGTCAGGATTTGTTCCGCTTTTTCTTTTTGTGTGCTTCTTGGGACTCATTACAGATCAGACAAGCCAATTAGGTCAAGGCTGAAATTTTACTAAATCAACAGTAAACGAGCAACACGCAGCTCCGCATTCGACTCAGCCTCCCGAACTACTAGCCCTTCGCCGTCCAGCTCAGGGTACGTGCCACACCCGCCCCGGCATTGGTAATCCTGACGGTAAAACCGTTGACAGTCGGCTGCACCGGGAAGGTAATGACGTCGCCCGCAGCCGGATCGAGGATCGTGATCTGCACGGCGGGCGGCACATGGAAGGGCGTGGCGAATGCGACAGCAACGCCGGCGGCCGGTGCAGCCAGACTGGCGGCACTATCCACCCGGTCGGGCACATCCACGATCACGCGCAGGTTATCGAGCACGGTGGAAACCGACGGGTCGGCCGACATCAGCTTCACCCGGAAACGGAAGCGGCGCGCCAGATATTGTCCCGGCACAAAGTTGCGCCAGCCCTCCCAAACCGTCGCGTTCTGCGAGGTGTCGATTTCGATCTGCATCGAGGCCTTGCCGGACACTTGCGACATCACGCTGCTTTGCTGCGAGAACTGCAAAATGCGCGAGAACAGCGAGAACGGCGTATCCGCCGTGCCTTCCAGCATCACCGAACAGTTACAGGATTGCGGCGTGCCGATATCGATTTCATGGGCAGCAGGAATTTGGTAATACCCCGGCGAAGCAATCCCGCCGTAGTATTCCACCGACACTTCGGCAGAAAACACCGGAATGGCCGAGAACAACAAATTACCGCCCAGTTTCACGGCATTTTCCACCACGTCGTAAAACGCCGGCGCGGTGCAACTACCCTTCCAGCCGCTGCCACGTTCGTCGAACTGCACCAACACATTGGCAGGCAGCGAAGCACCGCCGATGGTCAGCGAATCCGGCACGGCAGAATAAGCATGAATCCCACCGGCGGCGGCACTGTAGGCGTAGTCCACCGCCACACTCAGCCCGGTATCCGCCGCCGCGAAGGTATAGATCCCCTTCACCTCGTCCACCGCATATTGCTTGGCGGCTGGCGCAGCGCTCACCCGGGTATAGATAATTGCGGTGCCATCCGCCTGCGGCTCGGTCACGCCCAAATCCTGACTGTACAAACCGTCGCGCGGGAATATGGTCACGCTGGGCGCGATCTTCAGCGTTTGCGAAGCGTTGAATATCCCGTTTTTGCAGTAGTGCGCCGCCACCCAGTAGGTGCCGTCGTGCGGGGCGATAAACTCAGTCAGCGCCGTGCGCCCGAGCGTCACCGCCTTCTGCCAGGTCGGGCCGACGCGCACTTCGTAATCCACCGTACGGAAATCGATCACCGGCTGCCAGGACAGCACCGTGCGGCCATTGCGGTAATTGCTCACCAGCTTGGTTACGTTGGGCAGCGCCGAACGCAAGGCTGCGCCGGTAATGTTGCACACGATGGGCTGCAAACCATCCAGTTGCTGCTGCCCGCCGCCGTATTGGTTGAAGCTCGCCAACTTGATATACAGCGGCGCACCCACCATGTCCGCACTAATCGGATATTTGAAAATCGCCTTATCCAGCCGGGCGAACGGCGCACCGGCGGCATGCGCGCCGATGGTCGTGCCGTACAGCCCGCGGCGCAGATAGCCGCTAAGATTGTAGCGTCCGACCCCGGTCAGTCTGGAAGTCGAGTAGGCGATATATTCGCCGTCGACGTAGCACAGCGTATCGCCTTTATCCGCAGCCGCAACGGTACTATCCAGCAACTGTCCGCCGGAAACCGAAATATCCACCGCCAGAGTATGCGCCATATCGGGGTCGGTACCGGTCGCCAGCGCAGCCGTCAACTGACCGTGGCGCGCCCCGCCGTGTATCGTTCCCACTCGCGTGTAGGACGTATCGTCGCGGCTCACCCACACATCGCAACCGCCCCAGTTCGCCCCGCCGGACACCGCCATCCACAGTTCCAGCCCGCCGGCCAGCAAATCGGGCGGTTCGAATAGTACCGGCGCATTCGCATTGCCGGGATCCACATTGAAATCGTGCTGAAAACCTGTGCCGTCCTGCAGATCGAAACGCGCCGGCGCCGCCACGCCGCTGGGCATCTCTTCCGCCGTCACCGTCAGCAGACCGTCCTCGTCCTCTTCCACCGACAAGATGCGCACCGGCTCGCGGTTCATGCCGAGCGCCTCGTCGGTCAGTGTCACGATATCCATCGGCTCCAGCAGCGCAAAACGCCACGGCAGTTGGAATTCGTACACATTGCGCACATACAGCGAACGCTGCAGCAGCGCCTGCGCCACGTGCTGCGCCGTCGCTGCCGTACACACCTCGTGCGCCTTCAGCACCTCGGCGGCGCGCAGGCCGTATAGCTCGATGCTCGCACCGTCTTTCGCCTCGATCACCTCCGGGTTGTAGTCGCGTGGTGCAGTCGTCGTGCCGCGGTTCAGATATTCGACGCGGATACAGTTATAGGCATCGGATTGCGGCGAACGGCGCACCATCACCGGATCGCTGCTGCCGTCGCTGATAAAGGCATCGTCGTCGAGATCGTACAGCGGCGTGAGATCCGGCTGATACACCCCGGCCTTCTCGTCGCTGTAAGGAATAAACTTGAGCTTGCCTTCGGAATACACCACCGAGGCATTGCAGAGCTTCAGCCACTGCGTCAGCCACTCGGCGGCGGTTTTCTGCGCATCCAGCACCGGCGACAAATAAATTTGCTGCGCGATGCAGTAATTCGACAACAAAGTCATGTCGCCGATCGACGCAGCCGGATACATCGCGCCGTACACTGGATTGGTCAGAAAATCGGTGATGATATCCTTCGGATTCGCATCCACCACCAGCCCGCCGACCCGGCACTTTCCGGCCATTTCGAACGACAGATTCGGCAAATTCGCACTATTGCCCAAATCGAGCGCACTGGTCGCCACATAGGCCGTGCCGGGATAGCTCAGTGCCTCTGTCGGATGCTTCGTCGTCAAATGCGTCCAGGTCGCCTGCAGGTCCGCCCCCCTGAATTCGCTCATCCCGAGACGCTGCATCGGCGAAATCGTATAAGCGGGAATCACATAGGTATAACTGATGAATATCGGCCGCCCGGCATACAAAGCCGAGAAGGTATAGTTGCCCGCGCCGTCGGTCGTGTACGGAAGGTAGGAGTTGTAACGCCCGAACATCCCGGCCACACCCATATTGCGCTGGAAATTCGCCCCTGCATGCGCAACCGACACCCTATACGGCGCAACCGTCGGCACATAATGCAACTCGCGCGTGACCGTAATCACCTGCGGCGCAACATACAGCGGCTTAACCTTCTCTTTATCCTTCCAGACCGTCTGCACTCCGCCGGTCGTCCCCTCGCACAACGCCAGCGCCAACCCGGCGGTATAAGTATAAGTCGTATTCGCCGGCGCACTCCCGCCGCCGCCCTTGCCCCCGCCGGCAGGCTGGCTGACATGCGGAATCGTCACAAAATCGCCGTACCAGATCACATTACCGGTAATCCGGTTCTGCCCGTACACGATGGGAATCGGGTAACCGTAGGCACTGGTCTGAAAACGCATCGAAGCGATGCGCGTCTCCTGAGTCGAGTTCGGCTGGCTCCCGCCGCCGCCAAATAATCCGCCCATTACTGCCTCTTATGCCAAATTGAATAAAATTTAACCGGACGCCCAGCCAGCCCGCCCTGCGTTGCATCGCCGTAAGACACCATCCGGTCGGGGCGGTATGCATGAATCACCTCCGGCCAAGCCGTCACAATCGCCCCGTGCGAAAACGAACGCCCGAACTGCCACACCGCCGCATCGCCCGGCTGCGGCACCGCCACCTCCGCCGCATGCTGCTCCATCCACCACAAAAAACGCTCCTCGTCGCGGTGCATCATCCAATCGATGGGATACTCGCCCGTATCGAACGCCTCGATCACCCCCGCCTCGGCATACACCTGAATCAACAGCTGCGCGCAATCCACCCCCGCGCCCTTGATACCCGCCCGGTGGTGATACGGCGTACACAACCAACCGCGCGCCACCTCCAGTACCCGCGCCCGCTGGCGCGCCTCCAACTCATCCATCACATCCCCCTCGAAACGCCGCGCGAACGCGCAAAAGAAAAGCGCCCCGAAGGGCGCTTGCTTGAAGTAACCGTTTGCTAAACCGCCGTCTCCGGCGCGGGAATAAACGGGAAGCCCCGGAAGTTGGTCAGATTATTGAATTTCGCCTTACAGGTTTCCATCGTCCGGTTACAGCCGGGATACGCGAGAAACTGGTCGCCCACGGCCGGCGCATTCGGCAACGGACGCATCAGAGTAAACGTCCCGCCGGAAGAAACCCGCACCGAGCGGGTGATGCCCGCATTCGCGCCGGTAGTAAACTTCAGCGTTCCAAGATTGAAATGCCCCGCCGGTGCCGCAGTTAGATTACTCTGCATCCACAGCTTATTCGCCGCACCGGAAACCGTACCGATCTGCACGTAAGCCGCCTTGTTCAGCGTGCAATTAACATCGAACACATTCCACATGCACCCAGCCTGATACACATTGCGCGGCATCATAATATTCAGCAACTCCAGATCGGACTTCACCGTCAACTGCGCCTCCGTCCGCCCCGCCGAAATATCCGCCACCCGGCCGCTGAACAAATGAATCGTCTCCGCCTGCGTACTGCCCGGCTGCATAAATGCCCGCTCCAGCTTCACCGAAGCCCCGTCCAGCGCCCCGCGCTCCACCTGCGTCAGAAACGCCAGCCCATTCAGCAAATCGTTCGGCCCGGCATGCACCGTCACCCCCAGCGTATCCACCTCCAGCCCGGCGATCCAACGCACCCGGTCGCGACGGAACTTCAGGCTATTTGCAGCGTACACCACGCCATTCGCCGTTAAATCCACATCAAAATTGGTATAGCGCAACACCGTCCCGCCCAGCAGCGTCAGCGTATATAAATCCGCCATCACATGCGCCGTATCCGTACCATTCAGCATCGCCAGCAAATTTGCAGAAGCACTTTTCATAGCTTAAATCCTGTTCGGCGACAAAGAACCAATAAACTCCACCCGCTTCGCCTCCCACAACTTACTCATAAAAGCGGACAACTCCATTCCATCTTGCAAGAAACGGCAGCGATAGTAATAACTGCCTGCCCAACTCAACACCGCACCGGCCGCCGGTGCCGCAGTAAAAGTCAAAGCCCCGGTAGAACTCGAAATCGAGTAACCGGATGGCTGAACAATCGCTCCATTCGAATACACCACTGGCCCATCTACCAACTTACAGGTCACGTTATCGAAAAGCGCAGTGGTACTCACCGTGTTATTAAAGAACAACACCCAAGTCGTCGTGCTCTGCGCAGTAAACCGTACACTATATGTGCCAGCTGCCGCACTCCCCATTCCAAGTCCCGACACCAAATCTGCATTATTCGCCACTGTTCCCAAATGACACCCCACTGTCCCCGTGGAGGTTCCTCCGGCTTTTGAATAGGAAAAGTCGTACACCTTACCCGGAACAGTCGGAAACGACGAAACCGCGCCAAACCCGCCGACTGTCGCATTCTTCGTCAGCAACAACGCCCCCGTTGCATCCCAACTCACCGTTCCCAGCGTATACACCGTCGACAACGCCCAGCCGTTAATATTCGCCGCAAACGTCCCGTTCGTAATCAACTCCGGATTCGTGCTACCCATAAACGGCGCCCCCACCGCCTCGGTATTGCCCCCATAGCTGCGCACCAACTGAAACTGCGTTGCCACGCCGTTGCCCGTACCGAACTGCTGAGCCGTTACCGCATTATCGGCCGGATCGGAATACAAGAAACTATCGAAAGAACCGCGCACGTTATTGAAAAAAGCCGCCAGTTGCTGCAACTCCTGAAACGCACTTCCCTCGCGCAGCACCTCATAAGAAAGCCGAAAGGTATAAAGCGGCGCAGACATCCAGGCCGAACGAAACTCCTTGCCCGAAACCGCCTTCTGAATCTTCGTCGTCCACTGCGGCGTCTTCGACACACCCCACATCAACCCCGGCAGGGTCGGAAACACAAGATTACCCACATCGCACTCCTCGGAAAATAAAAAAACCGCTCCTCAGAGCGGCCAAAACAAACGGCAGCGCACACCCGCGCGCAAAACAAAAAGGCCGCGCAAGCGGCCTTTTTACACTCCTTCACTACGGGCATCGCCCGCAAGAAGCAGCGCTTATTTTTTTAGCTTAACTTTCTTATAAATTTCGCCGTTTTCTTCGTTATACACCCACAATTCTTCCGGATCCACCAGCAATACCTTCAACTCGGTATTCACATCCCACGGCTCGCTGATGGTCGGCGCATGGCGCGTCCAACCCCGATAGAAGAAGGGCTGCTTCAGGCTGGCGATTACCAGCATGCGGGTATGCCCCATCGCCTCACGTGCCTTGGCAGGCTCAAGCTTCAGTGCTGCCGCTTCGTCAAACTTCTCGTGCCCACCCCATGAAGTCAAGCCTATGGGCCGCGATTCGCCCACCACCACCTTAAAAACCTTGCGTTTGGTAATTCTCACTTCTTTGCCAAATGCATTGCTGCCGATATAGCTTCCCAAGTCTTGCTCCTGCGTGGCCATAATAAAGCCATCCAGCAAAATGTTGGAATCGTCCCAAGCATGTATATCGAACGTAATCTGCCCCCCCTCTTTAACCGTCAGGGTGCGCGTTTCCGCGTTGTAGTAGTCATGCAGACTACGGGGCACCCTTAACTGCATCACCAGTTTGGAGCCGAGGTTTTTTCCGTTATCAAAAGTGATGGCTTTTTTATCCAGATTTCTCAAGCGGGTTTGGTATTCCGCTTCGGTTTCAAACTGGTCTTTTTTCAGCTCGGGCAGTTTGAACAGGGTGTCATAAATCTTTTCGGCATCGTCGCCTTTAAAGCCGACCGGCACGCGGCCATTGGCATCCAGCGGCACAGCCTCTTCGTCCAAGGCGGGGGCGGCAATCAGGGTGATGCCGAGCAGCAGGGTTTTCAGCAAAGCAGGCAGGCGCATGGTTCCTCCGGGTTAGTTTTGCGGAGGGTATCGCACAACTAAATTGTGCGCAAGCCGTTGCCTGCCCGGTGCGCATAGCCCCCTGCGCACTAAACAAAAAAGGCCGCGCAAGCGGCCTTTTTTATCCATCCGGCAAAACTTACCGGCTATTTACCTTAACCTTGTTATAAATCTCGCCGTTTTGCTCGTTATAAACCCAAATCTCTTCAATATTAATCATCAACGCCTTCACCTCGGTTTGGCGATCAACCGGGTAATCCATTGTCGGCTTATTGATTTTCCAACCGCGCTCGACAAACGGCGGTTTGAATGTGCCGATCACCACCATGCGGGTATTGGTCTTGCCTACCCCGCCACCGATCGCTTCACGTGCCTTTTCGGCAGGAAGCGAGAAATTTGTCGCTTTACGGTACAGCTCGTAATACCCGCTTTCGTCGAGCCCCCCAGAAGTCTTATAAGTTCTCCCCACCAACACCCAATCAGACTTCCTTTTTTCAATATTAACTTGCGCACCGAAAGCATTGCTGCCCGTATAAGTTCCCGTCTCGATTTCTGTGTATTTCGTCGCAAATCCTGCAATTTGCAAAAAATCAACAATCAATCGCTCTCCACGCTTGACATTAGCGCTAGCAGATATGATCGAGGTCCCTCTGGCATCGTACATCTTCTTTTCTGGATCATAACTATCGCCTAGTTTGCTCGTGCTTTTTTGCATCACAAACGCAAACCGTGAGCCGAGGTTTTTACCGCCTTCGAAAGTCACTGCATTACGGTCGAAATTCTTCATGCGGGTTTGGTATTCCGCTTCGGTTTCGAACTGGTCTTTATACAGATTCGGCAGCTTGGCGATGGCATCAAAAATCTTTTCCGCATCGTCGCCTTTAAAGCCGACCGGCACACGGCCATTGGCATCCAGCGGCACAGCGTCTTCGGCCAAGGCGGGGGCGGCAATCAGGGTGATACCGAGCAGCAGGGTTTTCAGCAAAGCAGGCAGGCGCATGGTTCCTCCGGGTTAGTTTTGCGGAGGGTATCGCACAACTAAATTGTGCGCAAGCCGTTTGAAAATGCCGGTTTCACACCGTGCGGAAGTTGCGCGCCTGCGCGCGGATGCTGTCGGTGAGTGCGCCGCCGTGATCCATAAACAGGCGCTTCACGCTGCGGGCATCGACTGCGGAAATATTCACGTTCACCGGCTGCGCACCGCCGCCCGTGCCGCCTTCGGACAAGCTGCGAATCACATCGGCATGTTTAGCGGGCAGCACCATTTCTTTTTCGTGCAGTTGCGTGAGCGGGTTCACCCCCGCCGGAATATCATAACCGCCTGCCGCCGAGGCAATGCGCCCGACATAGCCGCCGATAACGGTTGCAGCACCAATCGCCATAGCCGGAGCCATAAACGGCCCGACATAAGGGATGGATGCCACCGACTTATACACATTGGCTGCGGCCTCCCATGCTGCGGCCAGAATATTTTTACCTGCCGCCCATGCGGTGGAAAGCACGGACTCCTGCGCAGCCCCTTTATCGGAATTAGTGCGCGTTAAATTCGCCATGATGGTAGCCGCGGTTTTGCTAGCCTCGGTCTGTATCCAGTTTTTCAGCGTTTCGCGTGCCGCATTTATAGCACTATCCTTGATCGCCTTACCAACATTGCCCATCGCCTGCTTAAAGGTCATGGTGCCTTTCAGCATGCCGTTAATGCTATTGTCGAACGCTTGCGTAACCGGTTGAAGATATTGCTTAACGGTTTTCATGCGCTCGGCATGGATAGACTGATCGATTTTCTTAATTTTGTCAGCGTAATCCTTTTCCAGCGCAGCTTTATCCGCCGTTATTTTTGCCAGCGCAGCCTGATCTCCTTCGTACAGCTTTGCCTTTTCGTCAAACAATTTCTTTTCTGCCGACAGCTCTTGATCGAGCCGCTCGCGCTCGCGCGCTTGCTCATCGGCATCGGACATCAACCCCAGTTCTTTTAGCGTGGCATCGGTTTCGCGCTCCAACTGGATGCGCGCCATTGCTTCATCATGCTCTTTCTGAAATTTAGCTAAATCTTTCGACAACTCTTTCTGTTGCGGCGGAGCAGATGCCCCCGCCGGCTTAGGCGGGATGTTGTCAGCGGGTGTATTGCTAGCCGGTTTATCGGCAAGCGGTTTGTTGTCAGGCGGAACAGTGTTTTTGTCGGCATTGTGGCCTTTGCCTGAGCTGCCCTGATGATCGGTCGGAGCCGATTTGCGATTATGGACGTGCTCTTTTCCCTTTTTATCTTTTTCGGTATAGGTTTTCGAAGGCTCAGGGGTCGGATTGTTCGGTGCCGGTTTAACCTCTGAAATTTCTTTCTTAGCTTCCGAGACAATTTTAGCAATAGCCTTTACCCGCTCGGCGGCATTCTCCTGCATCGCTTTAAAGCCATGATCCCATGCCGAAATAGCACCGGAAAAGTCGAATTTCAGCACATGATCGATTACGTTGGCGACCGTGCCCATCACAATACCGATGTGCTCGCCGAAACCATGCACAATTTCTTTCAGCACCAGCAGGTAGGCTTTAAACACCTGAAAGGATTGCGTAACGTACTCAATCGAGCCGCGCAAAATCGAAATGGCTGCCGGGCCGTACTTCGCAAACCACTCGGCCAGCGCGGTAATCACCGGCATGACTGCATCGCCGATGGTCTTCTGAAAGCCCTGCATGACCAGATCGACGTTGGCCATAGCCTGCTGATATTTTTTGTTGTTTTCGACGTTTTTCTCACCGACCACCAGCCCCAGCTCTTCCTGCTTGCGCTTCGCCTCCTCTAGCTTGGCATTATTCAGATCTTGCAGGTCGGTCACAGTCGAAACATCCAAACCGAACACTTTATTGGCGTAGGCCGCCTGATCCGCCCCCGCCTTATATTTATCCATTTCTTTCGTGGCGTTCATGAAGGCTTGCTCCATGGTCATCTGGCCACTTTTAACCTTATCAACCTCGACGCCGTATTTTTTCATTTCGTCGCCGTTGTTGCGCACCGATTCCGCAAAGGCGGAAAAGCCTTTGCTAAAGTCTTCCGACGAAACGCCTATGCCTTTCAGCGCAGTTTGGTACTGGGCGGCCTTAGTGGTGCTCATGCCCAGATTTTTACCCATTTTCTCGGATTCGCTGGTGAACTTCGAGCTGGCTTCCGCTGCGGCATACAGTTGCTTGGCCGCATCGATTGCGCCCTGACCGATTGCCGCCCAGGGAATCGCCTTGATTGCGCCGCCCATGGCACTACCCATCGTGCCCACCACGCCAGACATGCCCGATGTAACTTTGGACATGCCGCCCATCACCCCCGGTGCCATTTGAGACAACGCGCCGTGCACGTTATTCGCCATATTGCCGAGGCCGCCAGCCAGATTTTGCGCCGTCAAACTTAACGCGGCAGTAAGCGGCGCGGGCAATTGCAAAAACGCCCCCTTAACAGCGCTACCGATTTTTTCTGCCCCCTTGCCCGCCCAATCGCCAACCTTGTTCATTCCGCTGTTGAACACATCGGAAAGTTTTGTCATCTGCCCGCCGGCAAACTCTTCCAGCAAAACCAAACCCAGCCTGAAAACCGTAATTTTATTGTTCAGCTCGGTTGCCGTTTTCGACAGAAAACCGGCGATACCGGGAAAAGCCGTAGCCAAACCCTGCCCGACCGCCCCGGCGATTTCGGTCATGCCTTGCTTCATTTTCACTGCCGACTCGCCCAGCCCGCCTTCGGTAGTTTTCGCCGCTTCATCCATGCCGGATTGCATTTCAGCGGCCACTTGCCCGGCACCAAGCTGCACATGGCTCACCATCGTGTTCATGGCAACTTGGGTGTTTTGCGTCACCTGCTCGAAATTTTGCGCTACCACTGTGCCGATTTGCGTCAGATTGATTTGCACGGCATTCATCGCGGTACCGAAACCACTCTGCAAAATTGAAACCGCCTGCTCAATGCTTGCCTGCAATTCGCCGGTTTGCGCCGTCAGTTTTATGTCGATTTGGTTATCTGCCATGTTGCACCACCCAAGAAAAAAGGCCGCTTACGCGGCCCGGCTCGCCTCTTCCACAAAAAGGCGATATCACACTTCAAAAGCAAAAGGCCGCTTGCGCGGCCTTTTTTATCCATCCGGCAAAACTTACCGGCTATTTACCTTAACCTTGTTATAAATCTCGCCGTTTTGCTCGTTATAAATCCAAATCTCTTCAATATTAATCATCAACGCCTTTACCTCGGTGCTGCGATCAATCGGATAATCCATCGTCGGCTTTTCCAGTTCCCAGCCGCGCTCGACAAACGGCGGCTTGAATGTACCGATCACCACCATGCGGGTATTCCCAATCGCTTCACGTGCCTTTTCGGTAGGGAGAGAGAAATTAGCTACTTTTCTTTCCAGCGCATAATATTCATCATCTTCACGCCCTGCTGAGCTTTGGTAAGTTTTACCAACCAAAACCTCTTGCACTTGGCGCTTCTTAATTTTCACCTCTGCGCCAAAAGCATTTCTGCCTATATAACTACCTGTTTCAGTTTCTAGCGACTTTACATCAAAACCAGCAAGCTGCATGAAATCAACAATCAATCGCTCACCACGCTTGACATGAGTACTAGCAGAAATAAGTGAGGCGCCTCTGGCGCTGTACATCTTCTTCTCTGGATCATATCTATCACCTAGCTTACTCGAACTTCTTTGCATCACAAACGCAAAGCGTGAGCCGAGGTTTTTACCGCCTTCGAAAGTCACTGCATTACGGTCGAAATTCTTCATGCGGGTTTGGTATTCCGCTTCGGTTTCGAACTGGTCTTTATACAGATTCGGCAGCTTGGCGATGGCATCAAAAATCTTTTCCGCATCGTCGCCTTTAAAGCCGACCGGCACGCGGCCATTGGCATCCAGCGGCACAGCCTCTTCGGCCAAGGCGGGGGCAGCAATCAGGGTGATGCCGAGCAGCAGGGTTTTCAGCAAAGCAGGCAGGCGCATGGTTCCTCCGGGTTAGTTTTGCGGAGGGTATCGCACAACTAAATTGTGCGCAAGCCGTGGAGGGCGACTAATCTTCGGCACAATTCTTGGTGCGTTTAATATTCATGCGCGCTGAGTTTCAGCGTATGCGCAGTTGGTAAATTACACAGGCTTAGGGTATTGGTCTGAAGTAACCAATGATGCAGTCGGTATTTCGCACACAAATTTGTACGTGGTTTTTTTCTTTAAAGCCCGCATTAGGGTAAAGTGGGGCGCCTTCCCAGAAGGCGCTGCGCACGGTGTCGTAGGCAGGTTGCTCTTTAGACTGCCTCATCCCATGCAAGGTTTCGATAACAGCACAGTCAAGATGCCGCCTTAGAAGGTCATTGCCTCCTTTGTTTTCAGGCATCTCCTCCATCAGCCCAACATCTCGGAAGATTTCAAGTGCGTTATAAGCTTCTCTCAACTGATCAAGCGCTGAGGCTTCCAATAGGTTGAGGCAGCGCTTGGGGTCAATGATCGCGCCGATCACCGCTGGGGCCTTTATTTTTCCCCTCGTTGATCTACCACCATTCGCGCCATGCTGAGCAAACTCAATCGCCCGTGCAGGGCTGTATTCCCAAAAGTAGATGCCGTGGCCTAGCCAATCGTAATCGTTCTTGCTAGGTTTGAGGTGAGGCTCTTTTCCTGAGAGCAGATTTTCGACTATTTTTTGGTCTGTGCCATGAAAGCCAAGCAGTAATCCCGGCAGCAGTTCGTAACGGGAGTAATCCTGTTGTGGCATTAGCCGCCGTAGGCTTTGGTGAGTTTCCCGTTCCTAAGGCATATACCTATTTTAACCAGCATGGCCTTGGCCTCTTCTGGATGTTGACGCAGGTATTGCCCGTACTCGCGCAGTTCAGCGAGTTCTTGTGCGGGTGTTTTTTCACGAACAAACTGAGGCTGTTGCCTTGATGTTGTAGCAGGCTTCCTCGCCACTTTTTCAGCTTGTGTTAATGAAGCTTGCATTTGATATCTCGGTAAACGTTTAACTTACATAAGTATTAATAGCGCCGTGCCATCTTAACTTTATACACCACTTCCCGTCAATATCTTTCTAATCCATAGGATTACACGTTGGTTGCAGTGTCATTTCTTGTAAAAAGGCTGGTGTTGTCCAGCCTTTGCAAATAGGTGTTCCCCCGCTTGCGCGGGGGAACGGCGGCCTGCTCTGGAGAGAGGGGGGAGCAGGCCGGGTGGCGCGTCCTTTCGGGAGGCGCCGTTTGCCCCTCGGTTCTGTGTCCCGGGGAGGAGGTCAGGTCGAGGGGGGTTTCCGCCGTGGTTGTTGCTGTACCATGGGGATGTTGCCAAGCAGTTCGCTCAGGTCTTGCTGCTTGTTTTCTTTGGGCGGGCTTTCGCCCGCGCCGAAGTATGCCGCGACCATGAGGTGCAGCGGCGGGTTTTGCCGCCAGTAGGCGGTCATTTCTTTGAGGCGGGGAATGGTCATGTGGTCGTCGATGTATTCCCATGTCCATCCCGTGCAGGCGATGAGGTGGCAATACAGTTGACCCCAGTCTAGTTCCCCGCCTTGGCTTCCCCCTGCGCGACCAGCCCGGATGCACCCATGATGGCGGCGATGACGTGCTGCATATTGGCTATGTCGAGCATGTCTTCGATTTCGTCGCGGGTGAGTTCGGGGTAGTTGCGCTTCATGGCGGTGTGCACGATTTCGATGATGCCGTCCATGGCTTCGTCTCCGGGCAGTGCGCCGGAGCTTTCGGCCAGTGCCTGGATGTCGTGCCGCAGGTTGCGCAGTGCGCGGAAGGTGAGCGGCGGCACCACCCATTCCTTGCCGCCCATGCGAATGCTTACGCCGTCGATGATGTCAGCCATGTGTCATTACTCCGTGAAGCTGTAGGTCATGACGTTGCCCATTGCGTCGGCAAAGGCCTGGAAGCTGAATTCGGGAATCATGAAGTCTTCCAGTTTGGTGGCGATGCCCACTTTGTCGGAGGTGCAGTTCGGCAGTTGGATGGTGGCCTTTTTGCCGTTGTAGTCCAGATTCAGGTCGATGCTGAAGGTGGGGGTGTAGCCCATCGGCAAATTGACTACGGTGGATTTGACGCCGCCTGCGGCTGCGGTGTAGCTGTAGTCGATATAGACCAGTGCGCCGATGTCGCCGGTGTTGAAGGTGTATGCGCCGGTGGCTTCGTTGACGGTGTACTGATCCAGTGCCGGGGCGGAGGCCACGCGGGTGTAGGGTTTGCCGTCGGTGGCGGAATATACGCCCAGGTCTTTCTGGTAGGTGCCGGCTGCGGGCGGTGCGACGGTGATCGTGGCGGCGACGGTGGTGGTGGAGGTCGCTTTGAAGACGCCGACCAGACCGGTTGCCAGTGTTTGGCCGAACAGGATGCCGTTCAGCAAGCCGCCATTGATTTCAGCCGCTTTGGCCTTGCCGGTGATTTTGCCCTTGCCGCGCGCCATGGCGACCGGGAATTGGTTTTGACCGTAGAGTTGTTTCAGGTCGAAAGAGACGTCCAGTGTGACGTCTTGCAATACGCCGAATTCGATCGGGGTCGGATTGGCGATAGCGGTGCCGGAGGCATCCGTCAGTTGGCGTGCAAAAAGGACGCCTGCACCAAAGCTGTATTGAGCCATGTTGTTCTCCTTGTGGAAATAAAAAAGCCGCACGAGGCGGCGTGGTTGCTACGAGTGAAGGGTGGGTCAGACTGCGAGCAGTTCGACCGGGATAATGGCAACGGACTGGTCGCCCAGCGCGCCTTCGTCGGTTTGAATTTCGCCGGCGATGCGGCAGTAGTACACCAGCCCGCCGAGGGTTTGTTTGCCGATTGCGGGGGGCGGCTCCAGTGCTGCGCTGATCGCATCCAGCAGCGGGTTCATCACCTCTGCCGGGCTTTGCGTCCGGTCGGCGGTATTCACGTATAAATATACGTTCAGGCGCAGCAGCCATTTGGTCGGCTGGCCGGTGATGGTCTGCGCCGATTCCGACTTTTGCACCATATACAGTGCAGGCTGGTTAGCGCGCGGCACATCGTTCCAGTGCCGCAGACGGCGCGAGGCCGTGACGATGCCGGGCAGATTTTGCAGCAGATTGAAAAGCGCGGCGTAGATCGGTTCGCGTGTCATGCCATGACCTCTTGTATTGAACGGTTGAGTGCCGCCCCGATGTCGCGGACGGCTTGCGGTTGCAGATCGGCCAGTACGCCGGACAGGAAGGAATCCTGCGGCGGTTGCGCCGGGGCCAGATCGGGCGGCGCAGGCCGGGTAGTCCCCGCCAGCTTGCCCAATTTGGCAGACACAGGCTCGGGCAGCGCGGACCCGCCCGGCAAGCCGGGATTGTTCGCGCTATACCCGACCATGCCCGTCACCCCTGCGCCGCTGCGCTCGGTGCGTACCGGCAGCGTGCGCCCCGGCCCCAAGCGTTTTGCCAGCTCCAGCGCCAGTTGGCCTATCGAGCCTTCCAGCACAGTCTCGGTGCGTTGCGGCAGCGCTTGCAGGCGCTGCACCACGCCTTCGACGCCGCGAATCTCAGCGGCAATCATGCAGGCACCACGTTGCGATACTGGGTCAGCAAAGCGCGGGCAGCATCGGGCATATCTTTCAGGCTGTAGCTGCTGCTTTCGCCCGCCAGCCCTTTGCTCGCCACGCCGATACGGTCGCGCTCTTTATATTTGAGCGCGACGATTTCGATGCAGGCTTGCGCCACATCGGGCGGAATAACGAAATAACCGGCGGTGTATTGCACCTCGACATTCAGCCGCCCCGGCGCAAAACGATAGCCGCCGGTCAGTTGCACGGACATGTCGTCGTACACGTAGCCGCCGCGACCGTTCGCCGCAACAGGAATGGCGACGCCATCCACTGTCACGGCCTGCACCGACTGTATCGGACGATTCGCCAACATCAGACAGACGCCGCCTGCGCCGTTGCGTTTATCGCTATGCGCATTGACCGCAAACGAGCGGTTGCACCATGCCTCGATAAAATCGCCCGCCGCATCGATCAGACGCTGCAACAACACATCGTCCGCCGTGCCGTTGATGCCCAGCCACGCCTTCGCATCGGCAAGGGTGGTGAGCGCGGCCATTATGCAGCGCTCCCGGCATCGGCCAATGCAGCCGGATCAACCGGTGCCACCGCAGCGGCGCGCTTCGCCATTTCGTTTTCGATGGCTGCCAGCACCGTCTTGCGGGCCGAACCGGCCTGCTCTTCCGCCAGCAGATTCACCAGCGCATCGTCGGCCAACTGCGGCAAAGCCGCGATCACTTCCGGCGCGCGGCGGTCGGACAACTTCGCCGGCACTTCCGCCACCGGCACAAAGCCGTGCGATTCCAAATCATTGGCAATGCCCGCCGGAATCACCACCATGCCGTTGGCATCGGTTTCGTAAAACTCGCCCAGCAGCGATACGCCGGGGCAGCCCACCGGGGCCTGATATTTTTGAGCCATTTCCATGCAATCTCCTTTCGGGCGGCAGGCGCGTCGCCGCGCCCGCCGTTCAGTGCGCCGATTAAGCGTCGGCGATGTTGGTGATGACGCCCATCGCAAACGGTGCGTACACCGCCAGCGTTTCTTCGGCGTACACGCCCACTTCCTGCGCACGGGTACGCAGCGGCCAGTCGATCTGGTAGTAGTCGGCGCGGGTCTTCACTTCCGCCACGTTCGGCACTTCGCTGGACTGATACTGCGCGGGCAGATTTTCCGCCATCGCCAGAATCGTGCCGGGCGGCAGAGTCGGATGCACCAAGACCGGAATCTTGTAGCCGCCGCCCAGTGCGTACGGGTTGAAGTAGAACTCGATTGCACCGCCGGCCGCGATGGCCTGTGCGCCCGCCTCCGGCGAAGCGTAGTAATGCAACAACGGCACAGTGGAAGAAGACAGCACTTTCTTGGTGATGTTCTTCAGTTCCTGCACGTTCACGAAGATGGCTGTAGGCGACACTTGGTAGTTCGTCCACATATCCATCAGCATCGCGTCGATTTCATCCACCGAACCGCGGCCGGAAGAAGTCAGCCCTGTGCCTGCACCCACCGTGCCGGTCGCCATGGTCTTCACATACGCGCCGGTACCGGCAAACGCATTGCTCAGCAAACCGTCAAACGCGAAATTCGCATTGCGGCTGTTGTCGGCAGTCACCGCCGTCGCCAGTTGCGAAGTGGTATTGATCGCCGTAATCACCGCACTGTTGATGCTGGTAATCTTGTTCAGGCGTTCCGCACCGGCCGTACCCACAAACCAGGCATACGCCACCGCACCGTTCACCGGCGTAACCGAAGCGTTAATCACCGAAGTCGAACCGGTGGTCGTCACCGCACCGGCAGCGGAAATGTTCGAAGAACCGCCGGACAAGGTATAAGTCTGACCGTCTGCGCCGGTCACGGTCTGGCTGGTTGCCACCCCGCTCACCAGACTGGAATTGCGGAAGCCCTCGTAAGTCAGCGCCACCACCTTCACATTGTACGAACCGGCCGCCACCGTACCGCCGGTCGCCACAGTCGCCACAGTCGGCGCAACCGGCGTACCCAACGCCACGGAAGCATTGCCGCCGATCAGCGCCTCTTCTTCCTTCAGCATCAGCTTCTGCAACAGACGCATCACCATCCGCGCCTTCACATCCTCGAAACCCTTCCCCGCGTTGATCGCTTCGTAAGTCGCCTGATCTTCCTCACCGATCGTCACATACGGCGCAGCCTTGTTTTGCACGTTGTAGCTCATACGCGCCGAACGCTGACCTTCCGGCACCCACGGCATCGCGTTATAACCGGAACCGATCAGCGCAGTGATCGACTTCCAGTTCGTCGCCGTACCCGTACCGCCGCCCACGCGCGGAATGCGATTGCGCAACGGCGTCGCGGTCGGATACAGATTCTTAGCGGGGGCTTGCAGGTCATAGGCGACCAGCCCCGTGCCGGTCGAAATAGACTTCGAAATCCGGTTCGCCGCCAGCGGATTCGCCAGCGCCTGCTTCACCAGATCAAGCGTTTGCAGAGTGGTATTCATACTCAAGCTCCTTCAAATAAAAAAGCCCGCCGAAGCGAGCCTGTTAAAAAACAACGGCGCAACCACATGGCCGCGCCGGAAAAAAGTTATCGAAAAAAACAGAGCGCCACCGCGCCCCTAAACGACAGACAACAAAAAACCCGCCGAAGCGGGTTCTATTTCAGAAAATCTACTTACCAGATCCAGTAGGTTGCGGTTTGATGAGCATGTTCACAAAGTTCACGAATGCCTCAATTTTCTGAACATCTCGAGAGGCACCATTATTTCTATGAGTCGAAGAACTAACCTCTTGTGTTTCATCTGACACAGATGGTGCTTCACGATCTAGGTTGCTATAGCTATTCAAAAACCCCTTAAGCTTTTTTAAATGAGAATCCGGAATTTCTGTAAACGGAGAGGCAGCCTCAACCACGTCTCCTACGATATAGGGGGTGGGAAATTGCCCTTTGTTCAACTTAAATAAGTTGTTACAAAATTCCCTTACCTCATCCGATCGAAGCCTCTTACGTCCAGTCAGCCCATCCTCTTGCGTAAGCAGCGGATCATCTTCCATCATGTCGACCCAGAAATATGGGTATGGCGCGCCCCCCAAAATCCCCTTCAACAAAACTCGCCCATCATATTGAAAAGTTGGGAATTTAAAAGGTGGACAGTCTTTATGCTCCGGTATCAACTTGGTGGCGTATGCAACAACGTATGCCAAATCAATAGAAAGTGCAAACTTGCGTGGAGCCGCCAATGTAGCGACTCTAAACCCTGTATCCATAGAGGGCCCAATAAAATCGCGGAAAAATTTGGCGTCCCTTCCGCCCTCATTATCATGCCACTTGCACAACCTTCTCAAATTTGCCCGTAAAGCATCACCTTCATCCGGATCAGTGCTACCATCTTCCGGTTTACGTTGCAAAATCACCTCTGCATTCGTAACAGGAAATCCAGCCAACCAAGCAGAAGCCTTTAAATCCAGCGAGGGGAAGTCACGTTTCAAATCGACTCGATGCAGATTCACTGCAGCCTTCCAAACCAAGACAACCACTAACGCTTGAAATGTCGAATCAAGATCCTTGACATAGATTACTTCATCTCCAGAAGCTTTCCACAGCATGGGTTGTTCGCCTGCACTACAGCCAATTTCACCAGCCTGTGCAGAGTGCTTATCCCACTCTTCAGCCAAACGCCTTTCCATACCGCGATAGAAACTAGCTATAGGTGAAAACCAAGCTTGGGCTGGGGATTCTGGTCCGGCACTATCTTCTTCACTCTTCTTGTCCGAAGATAAATGAGAAGCTTGTTTAAACGCGGTTGAATTTACAATATCAACACTAAGAAATATCCGTAGCCTTGGCTTTAGGAAATCGGGGAGGTCTTTAAGATCAGCAGGCAGCGAGGACACTATCCCCCCTAACTCTTCAAACCTAAAGACTTCGCCCGAACTGTCGCTGCAGCGACAGAAACATCAAAGAAATCTGCTGTTAGATCCAAGTCCTTGCCGAACTCTTCAAATTTCGCACGAAATTCACCACTTGGCATTAAAAATGCCGCTGCAAACCAGTTCGCCTCTATTTCTACTTGACCGCTACCAAAGCGAGTCGCTTTCAGTCCGTCCCCCATCGCAGTATTCTGCCCCTGCTCCCTGCTACGAGGCAAAATATAGTGCAGCACAAAATGACCCAACTCATGGGCTATCGTAAAACGATCTCGCTGTTTGCTCGTATGATTGGGCAAAAAAATCCGGAACGAATTATCAGGCTCAACTTGTATCGATCCAGAATCAGTATCTTCCATCTCCCAGAAATCTTGGTAGACGACTTCCCCACCTAACCGATTGACAGCAGAAACAATATCTTCCCCACTCTTGTAGTGAGCTACATCCCGTGCAATTTGCTCAGAGATTTCATATATTTGCTCTCTGGAAAACTCGCATGGACTGGGCTTCTCGTACTCCACTGTACTCATCTCTGCCCCACTCTAAGGAAACGATCAACGAAAATTGCCTTATACCACCGTTCTACGTCCCTCACAACCCCCCCCCTGTGACGCACGGCGTACTCACCCGATCTGTACCCCGCCGCTCTGGTGCGCTTTCTTAATCAGCTCCAGTGCGGTGGCTTCGTGGTCGATGCTGCCGTCGTTTTTGCGTACCGGTTCGGCGGCGTTTTCCGCTTCGATGCGGTCGGCGCTTTTGCCGATGGCGACGGCTTTCAGCAGGGCTTTGCCCGGCATGGGTTGGGCTTCGAGTTCGGCGATGCGCTTTTGCAGGGCGTTGCGTTCGGCGACCATTTTGCTCAGGCGGCGTTCCAGCACGGCGGCTTTAGCCAGCCGGCCGCGTTTCGCCAGTGAGCCGGTGCGCGCAGCCTTTTTGCCGCCTTCCATTTCTTCCTTGCGCTCGGGGTCGTCTTCCGCGCCGGGCAGTGCGTCGGCGTCTTCCGCCTCGGCATCGTCGGCATCGCCGTCGCTATCCACCGCGCCCTGGTCGGCCTCGTCGGGGTTCAGCCCCAGCGTTTGCAGCAGCGCCAGCCCGTCGCGCATGGCTTGGGCGAATTCGGCCAGCGAGGCGCGCGCTTCGTCGTCCAGCGCGGCGGGCTGCATGCCTTCGGCCTCTTCTACCTTGTCGTCTTCTTCGCCTTCTGCGGCTTCTGCCTCTTCATCGCCCGCGTCTTCCTGATCGGCGCGCGGCTTTTCTTTGCCTTTGTCGGCGTCTTTCGCCTTCGGCTTGCGCGGAGCCTCTTCGTCTTCTGCGGCCTCTTCCGGCGCATCGCACTCTTCCAGCTTCTCGTCTTCCTTGCCTTGCGCACGCTTCGCCAGCGCCAGCAGGCGCTCCGGCGACACCGAGCCTTTGTTCAGCAAATCGGCCAGCGCATCGATGGCCGACACTGCACCGTGCGACTTGAACACTTCGAACACCGCTTCCGGGTTCGCCGGACGATCCACCAGACTGATTTCGCTCAATTTCATCTCCACTACCACGTTCTTATTCACCCGGTCGCGGCGCACCACCGTGCCGCCGATCGAGAAGCCCTTATAAACGCCCTCTTTCACCTTCTGCCACGCGGTCTCGTCCACCACCTTCGCAGCGATGTACAAGCCCTTGTCGTCCATCTTCGCCTGCTTGGCCACGCCCACGGCGGAAGGCTGGTGCATCTCGCGGATATTGGCGAACTGCATATACTCGTCCAGCGCGTCGGACACTGCCTCGCGCTTAATCACCTCGCCCTGACTATCCAGCGCCTCGGTGCTGGCATAGCCGTACACCATGCGCTGCTCTTCATCGACCTTGGCGATGTCGAAAAACTTGCGAATCTCACTCATGCTTACTTCTCCTTGATGGGGTTGGCGGACGGCACGTCCGCATCGTCCGCCTGCTGCAACGGCTCGCGGCCCAGCGTTTGGCGCACTTCGTCGGGATGCAGCACCCCGGCTTCGATGTAGAGTTTGTCGATTTCGGCCTGCACGCGCGGGTCGAGCGGACGCTCTTGCGACCAGACGAATTCGAGGTCGGTGTAGCCGAAGCATTTCCAGATCAGGCTGTCGGCCACGCCCTTGATCCAGTTCATCACCGGCTGCAAGCCTTCCGCCAGTGCTTGTTGCAGCGCGGTTTCGGCGGTGGCGCGGTTCATTTCCTTCACGAACGATTGCGGGCTGATGCTGAACGCATAGCAGATCACCCGCGCCAGCCATTCGTCGTAATCGTCTTTGAGAATCTGCGCTTTGGTGTCGATGGGCGAGACGCCGTTCGGTACGAACATCGTGCCGCGCCGCGCGCCGGTGTTGCCCGCCAGCATGCCGTTCCACCACACCTGAAACTGGCGGATCTGATCGGGGTTCCAGCTTTCCGGCACCTGAAAAATCAAATCCGGCGTGCTGCCTTCGGAGTAGTACTGCAACTGGTGCATCTGGCGGCGCAGGGCGATGTTCACCGTCATAATCACCTGCTCGACCGGCGAGTAGCCGTACACCTTATGCGTGCGCTTATTGCGCGGGGCGTAGATCAATTCGTCCATGCTGTAATTCACTGCCGGCACGCCCTTCAGCACTTGCTGGTAAGCGGTTTCCGGCGGCAGCGGCGTGCGCCCGGTGATATCCACCTTGCGGGTAATGGTCGCGCCGTCCACCAGCTCGAAGGCATACGGCTTGCCGCCGCGCGTCAGTCGCGGATAAATCGTCGCCGCGTCGATCACCAGCATGTCTTCCACCAGCATGCGCAGCCAGTCGTGCCAGTTGTTCTCGCGGTCGGGGAACAGCAGGAATTCCTGCACTTCGCGGCATTTCGCATCCGGCCTTTTCGTCTTGTCGCGCGGTTGCACCGTCCACGACAATTTCGCCAACTGATCCTTGCGCGACTCGATCACCAGACGCAGCAAATCGTAGCCGTCGGCCAGCGCGCGCATCTCGTCGAACCCCACCGGCTCGCCCTGCCGCGGCGTGACCCGCGTATTGAAGCCGACCGGAAAATCGAACGCCCGGCCGCGAATGCCTTCCTGCTCGTCCGGCGTAGTCACCGGCTCCAGCGGCGAAAGCGGCGACATCCACTCGGGGTATTTACCGGTCAGCGCATAGCGCAACCCGGCGGTCAGCCGTGCAACCGTGCTCGGCTCAATCGGGGTTTTGGTTCCTTGGGTCATCGGTCTGCCTTTATGTCATCCTGCCCGGTCTGCTGACGGATAAAATCCAGCAGCCCGAAGCTATTGCTATTCAATTCCGCGAACGCATCGGACAATGCGTCCACCTGATCGTCGTTCGCCCCGTTGGGAAACACGCGCAACTCGGCCACCAGCGCGTCGTTCCACGGCGCGCGCAGCAACACCACATTGCCGGTATTCACCTGCGCCGCCAGCGGCTCGGCACGCGTCACCTTATCGCCGCTCACCGGCGCGGCGCGCAGCGCATAGCCGGCCAACTGCCGCGCCAGCCATGCCGCCTGCGCCTTGCCTGCCTGACCGGGGTCTTGCGGAATGCGTATCCGCGTTGCCGTACCGTCGCGCGCCGCGGCGTGGCGGATCGCCGCTTCCACCGCTTCCGGCCCGCCGCGCAAGCGCACCATATCGGCCACAATCCAGCGGCCGTCCGGCATCAACCCCAGCTTGCCGCCCACTGTGTAATCGCCGCCGTCCTGCGTGGCGGCCAAATCCCAGCCGCGCACAAAGCGCGTCCCGGCGGGAATCGCCTCGACGATTTCCATGCGGTCGGGTCGGAACAGATTGCCTTCCGGCGGCGAGGGACGCTGCTGGTATTGCCCGGCGAAGGTGTACGGCGCAGCGGCCTGCATGCGCGACAACTCTTCCGCACTGTGCTTTTCCGGCCACAGCGCCGAACCATCGTCTTGCAGCGCAGGCAGACAGACATGCTCCCATTCCTCGCCGTTGCCGCCGGCCAGCAACCAGCCCGCCAGATCGCGTTCGTGCAGCCGCTGCATAATCAGAATGATCGGCGTGTGCGGTGCATTTTTGCGGCTCTCCAGCGTATTCTGGAACCACTCGATCACCCCTTCGCGGATGACCTCCGAGCGCGCCTCGTCGGCCTTGTGCGGATCGTCGATCACAATCGCCCCGCCGAAACCGCTGCGGTGCTTACCCGCACCGTAGCCGGTAATCGTCCCGCCCGCGCCCACCGCATACACCACGCCGCCCGCCCGCGTGCGCCACTCGTCGCGGGCATGGCTATCCATACGCAGCGCGCATTCGGGAAACACCTCGCGGTACACCGCATGCTGCACCAGCTCGCGCGCATGCCAGGCATTGTTCGCCGCCAGCCGCCCCGAATAACTGGTGTAGATAAACTCGGCATCCGGCACATGCCCCAGCGCCCAGGCGATAAAATTCACCACCGCCAGCTCGGTCTTCGAATAACGCGGCGGCACATTGATAATCAGCCGCTTGCACTCGCCGTTGAACACCCGCATCAGCGCATCGCAAATCGCCTGATGGTGCGGCCCGCGTATCCAGCGGAAACCTTTACGCTGCATAAACATCCAGCGCGCAAAAAAATACAAATCCGCCCGCGCCGCCTCGGCTGCCGCAAAACGCTCTTCCGGGCTGAACGCACGCATCGCTACACCTCTTTCATCAGCACCCGCACCAACTCGCGGAACGCCTCGACCGGCATATTGCCCGGCTGCACCGGCGGAGGCGGCGGCGCTTCCGGCTCCTCCGGCACGCCCTTAAACATCCCCAGATGCTTGCCCAGCAAATCGCAGCCTTTCAGCACATTCGCCGGATCGAAACGGTACTCGCCCGTTTCCTTTCCGCTGCGATCCACCACCGGCTCCGCCTGACGGCACCGTTCCACCGTATCGCGGATCGCCTCGATCACATAATCCTGAGTAATACGCGTACGCGCCGCGCGCGCCGCCATCCGCTCGTCGATCATTCCCTTTACCGCAGGATGCGTCAGCAAGCGCGACCCCTGCGCCTTTGCCGTCTTCCTGCTGTAGCCTGCCCGAATCGCCGCTTGAGTCGCGTTGAGATCAATCAGATATTCGTCGGCAAAGCGCTGCTGTTTCGGCGTCGGACTTGGCATAGGCAGGAAGAAAACAAAAGCCCGGCAATGCGTGAGGACACGCGCGCGCCGGGACCGGACGAACGCCCGGTGGAGAGAACAAAGCAAAACCGGCTGCAACTGCACCCGGCCCCAAAACGAAAAGCCCGGCTGCTGACGCAGGCCGGGCTCTCGACGGATTTTTACTACTACTAAACTGACGCCTATTATCCGCCTTTTTTGCGGAGAGTCAATAGTTATTCGCTATATTTTTTATATTTTCGAAAAATACCTAACAACCTTATCAGGTTGCAGACGAACAGAAATATGGTTTGATTGCGCAACTAGCGGGATAAATAAGCAAACACACCCGCCGACGATCGGAACCTATCGCTTGGGGAGGCGAACATGCAGACCATCCGTACACTACTCCTATTTACCGCGGCAGCAGTCATGGCTGGATGCGCCGGGCCATATCAGCGTCAGGGACACGTTCCGCAGGGCTATATACAGCCCACCGCCCCGGTTGACTACGTCGGCACCGACGCCAAGGTTCGCCTCGTCAACTACATCAACATCGGCGACAGCTACGACCAGAAGAATCGTCGCGTCAACCCAAAGATGCTGGTTTGCCCCGAACCCAGCCCCGATGTTGCCAACGCCATGCAATATGCCTTCGATGCTGCAGCCAAATACAATAACGGCAAAACCGATGCCAACGCAGGCATCAACACCAGCTTTGCGGAAAGTATTTTGCAACTGGGCAAACGCATCGCCACCATTCAACTGCTGCGCGACGAACTCTCCGATCTCTGCCGCTCCTATGCCAACGGCGCCATATCCGGTGCCACCTACACCATCCGCCTGAGCCGTCTCGACAAAAAAATGGTCACGCTGCTCGCCAGCGAAGCAGCAGCAGGCGCACTGGCCGACACCACCAAAGCACTGAGCGGCAGCGCCTCAGCCAGCCGAACGGGTGACGCCGCGGCCGTTAAAGCCGCCAAAGAACAGGCCGACAAAGCAGCCGACGCAGTCTCCAAAGCCGCAGACGATCTTAAAAACAACACGGAAGACGGCAAAAAAGCCGAACTGCAAGATAAACTCAAAAACGCCCTGAAAGACCTCGACACCGCCAACAAAAATCTCGTTACCACCTCGGTACTGAACGCCAGCACCGCCCTCAGCGCCGGTGCGCAAGCACTGGCCGGCGGTGGAAACAATGTCGAATTCAAGGTCAATCCGGAAGTCATCGAAGACATTCAGGACAACTACCTGAACACCCCCGACACCAGTACCGTCATCGACACCTGCCTCACCGTCATGAGAGAAGACTCATACGATCTCGAAAAAACTATCGACCGCAAACTGGTAGAAGCCAGCAAAGCCGATGCCGGGGATCAAGGTGCCAGAGAAAAGACAGCACAGTTATTCAACGCGCTCCGTCAGAAAATCAAAGACTCGGATAGTGACCGCACACAAGTCAAAGCATTCATTTCGGAAAAACTCACCGACTCAAACACCCCGGAAGCTGCAAAGTCTGCCCTGAATGAAATCAGCAACGAAATGAACAATGCAAACCAGACGCTAAGCTACTATTGCGCGAATGGCGGAATGAAAGAAATGTATGAAATCATGCGCGAGCAAGCCGCACGCAAGTACGAAATCGAAAAAATACGCGCCCAAAGCGACACCTCGAAGCTTGCACTGGAAAAAACGAAAACCGACCTCATCACCCGCTGCGCCGACGCACTGAAAGACGACAGCGAAGAAAGCAGCGATTTCAAAGCCTACTGCAAAAAGCAGCTCAACCCCGCTGACACCCCACATGCAAGCGGGAAGAAACCAGCCAAAACCGGAGCAAAGAAACCCGAGCCGAAACCGGCCGATCAGCCCAAATCAGGCGCATGAAGCGCAAAGCAGCTGGCACATAGCACGGCCCCCCCTAATCCGCTCCCCTATCCCATCCGGCAGATGGCATAGGGGAAATATTTTGCTAGATTTCAGACACAAAATTTTCATGCGTCTGCGCTTATGGCACACACTCAGGATTACACCATCAAATACAAGAAGAACGGTTTCGACAGCTATTACGAAATCTGGATGAATGCGCAATTTCACGCCGGGCCGTTTCAGACGCTGGCCGATGCAGCGCGCTGGCTGGAAGAAATCTATCTGTCGAGCATGCCACCCGCTGCGCACAGCGGCAGCGCCGGGCAGACTGCCTGCCAAGCCGCATAA